AGTATTACAACCACGTAATATGAGCTTCACATGGTTGTTAATCATGCTATGTATTCTGTCATATTTGGTGGGTGGCGCAATACTATTTGGCTTCTGATTACATATTGAATTCACCAATCTAGCAGGGTAACCAACTATACCCTCTTTACTGATGGTTAATCGTAAAAATTCGTCTCTATCTTTACATATTTGTGTTTTTAGCTTGTGAACATTTAAACCTATTTCAGCATAGGTGTCCAGGATAAGTTGGCATATTTCTTCACTTTCACGTAATGCACAACGCACGTCGTCACCCTGGAATTTCTTATCTATAATATTTAATTTGCGACCGATTTTTATCTCAACTAGTTCACACACCATATCAAATTCGATCTTACTTACAAAAGTATCCAACAAGGCTGTCCATCTCCAACCGCTTGCTATACCTTTTTTGAATTGGTATGTTTTATCACCTAGTTCTATTTTGGCTTTGCAGTCAAACATACCCTCTTTTAGTTTTTCAAAGACGATCTTATGTTCATCAGTGCCATATTTGTTCACATAATCACCCATCACATCGAATAATATTATTAACATTTGCCTGGTCACACCGTGGTCAAATCTGCTTTGGTCTATAGGCAATTTGATTTGCCTGGTCACACCGTGATCAAATCTGCTTTGGTCTATAGGCAATTTGATGGTTGTATCATCGACAGTTGTATCATAAATATCCTGCCACATCTTTAGTTGTTGTTTACCACTCGCAAAAAGAGTTGAAAAATCAGCATTTTTAAAACCAGTCTCAATAAGATGACTTATGAAATCCATTTTTAAATAATTGCCCATATCACCGGACACTACATCTCTCACCTTGGCCTCAAGTTTTTCAAATGCTCTTAAAACTTGCGGTGTACTTGTTGTCATTACCTTTCTGATGTACTCATCTGAGTATTTAAGTGAAGCTGATTTCTTTGACTTACGACCATTTTTCATCACACCGTGTCGTGTTGTTTTAATACCAGGCCATTCACATC